TTGCAAATCTCCACTATACAACGTTAAAAAGCTCTTTTTTAAATCTGCTTCAGTAACCATTGTACTTCCAGAATTTGGCGAAGCCGACAAAACACCAGGAGTATATACCTGTATATTTTGAATCATGGCATTTGCTAAATTTGGAAGATTTGGAAAGTAAAAACGGGTGTTAGTACTCCCTGACGGTATTGCTACTTCAACGGCTTCAAATCTTTTTAAAATTGGCATTGTTGTATTTTTTAAAAGTTAATAAAAAGCCAGGCGTTTGCACCCACCTGGCAAGGTGGCGATTGGGATCGTCTTTTTATTTTACACTTGTAACATTCTGACAAAGGATAGTGCGGAAAATTGCAACTATACGACTATCAGTTTTTACACTTGAAATAGCAGCAGGTAAAACAACGTTACAAACGATGTTAGCACCACCATTTAATAATAAATTTGGTTCAATTGGATAAAAACCGTTATCAGATGCATCCCACTGATCTACTGGAAATACAGTTTGCGCCGTAATTCCTACTCCGCCTTGTGTTTGCGGAACATAATAACTTCTTAAAATATCATAAGACGGCAAAATATTTTGATTATTAACTTGCATTGTCATAAAACCGTTATATAATGTTAGAGCGGCATCAGCTTGAGCTACACTAAATTGATTTGTTGCAGTTGATGGATATGACAATACTGGAAAAGCCGCATCAGTTGAACTTGATGGAGCCGCTAAACCAATAAATAAACTACTAACAACATGCACGTCCTGAAGAGCAACACGACGTTCTGTGTTAAAAGCCGGTCCATTAGACGCGTCTGTAACAACAATTGGTAAACGGTAATTTGTAACGCTTGAAGAAATTGCAACTTCAGATCTTACATAAGATTGAGTTAATACTGCTTGACTTACATCATATCCTTGAGATTGTACAAATGCTTTTGCATTTTCAAAAGTAAGACGAGCTCCTATTTGATTAATCATTTTTTTTAATTTTAATGTTTGTTAAATTGTTAATTTTTAATTTTTATTATCCACATAAAACGGCTGCGCTGCGCGTATCCATTCCTGCAATTGCACCCCTAGGATTTTGAGTTGATGGTGCAAGTCCTAAATAACGTTTTGCAATTACTGGCATACCGCTAAGTACTCCAGTTGATTGAACTAATCCTAGTCCACCTACTGCAATCATACCATTTCCGATTGATTTACCAATGTCAGATTTAATAAATTTAGGTAAGAATAAACCAACGGCAATTGGGGCCACCGATGCAACATACTTTTTGTATGAATCATTTAATGTAGTACCATTAATTGTGTTAGAAACGAATCTAGCTGCTACGCCACCCGCAATCGTGAATAAAGCTGATGAAAGGCCTCCTTTCATACTAATTGCTCCCATTCTTTTTGAACGTCTACGGTGAGTAGTGTGTTTTTTTGTGTGTTTTTTTCTACGAGCCATTTTTATTTTTTTTAAATTATTAATAAAGGTGAAAAAGATTAAATTAATTTTTTAAGTTCTGCTTTTTGTGTTTTTAATTCTTTTAAATATTTTTTTAATTCAGTTGCATGTTTTTTATGAAAATTTCTAACTATTAAACTATTTTTTTTGTCTTTTACTGCTTTTTCTATCCAGTATAAAGATTTTTCATTTAATTCAATTTTCTTAATAATATCTTGATAGTGTTTTACTCTTTCGTTATTAATTGCACCTATTCTAACATTACCTTCTAATAAATTATAGCCATGTTTAAGCCTTTTATGATCTTTTTTAAGCACTTGTTTAACTTTTGTTAATGTAGTACTTTTTTTAACTGATTTTTTAACTGCTTTTTTCTTTTTAATGCCACTAACTACTCTTATATTAACATTATGACTTTTAGTGTCTTTATGCTTACTTAAAGGCTTTGCAGCACCTACCTTTCTTTTTTTACCTACTGGACTTTTTCCTTTATGCTTACTTGAATAAATAGCCGATGCTTGTTTGACGTAATCGGTCCATTTATTATAACGTTTAGGATATTTTGCTTTTAAGCTTTTAGCTTCCTTAATTATTGATTGTAAAGCGGTCATATTATTTTTTCTTTTTAAAAATTAAAAAACCTATTAAAGCAGCACCGCCCAAAATTAACGGTATTGAAACGCCTCCAGTTTTTCCACTACCACCACCAAACAAAGTTGTTAATGCGGTAGGCTCTGCGGCCATTTCATTTTTACTATTTATAAAATATTTTTGATCTAAATACCCCTCTTTTATAGCTTGATTTATTAAAATAGCTAGATCTTTATTTTTAGTTTGTTGCCATATTAAGGGCATCCATTCAAAACGGCTTAAAGACATATAAGGCTCAGGAATTTCCTTTGAAAAACCTTGTGCGGTCCCTTTTTTACTCCATGGCTTTTTGGTTACATCAAAACCTACATTTTGATACCAGGTAAACAATATACCCATCGCTTTATCCCAATCTTTATCTATAATTGCATGATCTATTAAATAGCTATCTGAGTGACCTGCAAATAATCCGCTAACCAATCCAATTAATGACGAAATAGATTGACCAAAAACGGGTATTGCGCTAGTTCCTGCTTGTAAAAGATTTACTACTCCAGTAGTTTGTTTATTTAAACTATCCGCGCTTTTATTTAATTTATCTGTGCTTTTATTTAAAAAATCTAAAACGCCATTCATTTGAGCGTCTTGTCTTTCATTAATTCCACTTAGAGACATTAGTGCCATATTTTGTATTTTTTTATCTTTAAAATAATTCGGTTGTTTTTTTTCGTTAAAATAATCTAAAACCGCATCGCACCATATTTCTTCTTCACTTCCTGGATTGATAACTACAAAAACATGTTCGGGTGTTTTGCTTCCGTCATAACTTGCAAATCTATAAGCTAGATCAAATTTTTCCCCAGTATTTCTGCGAAAGCTATCTAATAACCCTGCAAACATCAAACTGTAATGCTTACAATCCCCTTTTTTTGTTGCTAAAATATATGCAGGTGTACCAACAGTCTGCAAATTTTCGGGCTCAATTGAATAGCTTATGTTTGACTTTAAATAATTAAAAATTTTTTTTGCAGTATTGTAAACATTCCCACCATCAAAATAACAATATAATTTATCGTAATCTTTTTGAGATTTATAATGCTGCCTTAAAATTGCATTTATGATATCACTTGTTGACTGATCATAAGTAATTATTTTTTGATTATTTTTAAAACTATCTAATTGAGACAATAAATTCATCTATGGTAATTGAATTTGATAATTTAATGGAAAATAAACAAAATCGACGATTAAATTACCTTTCAATTCAATAATTTGATTTTTGAATTTATTTGCAATCAAAATAATTGCAGCGTCTTGCAAATTTAAATTAACATCAAAACTAATTACCGTTTTTTGATTTGCTAAAATTGTTTTATTAATATCCTGGTAAATAGTTCCCACAACTTTATTTTGTAATAAAATTTCTGCGGATATTTTTTGTACGTCTGCAGTTGTATTAGTAGGATTATTAACTTCTAACTGAACGTTAACAATTGGATTTAAAAAATTTCCACCGTTGAAACCAATATTTTTTAAACCAATATTTATTTTTTGTGCCAAAATATATTTTTTGTAGCCAAGCCATCCCAGGAAAGCCAAACCGATAAAAATTATATTTTTTGACATTGAAAAAAAATTAAAAATTGATAAAATTTGAAAAAGGTTGATCAAAACTACAAAAAAATTTCAAACCAACAAATATTTTTTTTTCCGACGGGTGTGTGTGGAACGGGCGAAAGGTAACGGGCCCCCCTTTAGGGGGGGGCCCGTTCCGTCCGTTCCGCACCCGTTCCGTTCCAAAATACCTACCAAAATTTAAAGAATTTTAGGCATAAAAAAACCGTAAAAATTACGGTTACATTAACGAAAAATAATATATTTAAATTTTAATCTTTTTCACCTTTAAAAAAACCTTATGACTAAAATTTTTTGTGGCCGTGCAATAGTAATTTATTTCAACCGCATTTTTTCGCAAAGCAAATGCCGTAAAGGATTCTAAGGATCTAGAATCGTTTTTAATGTTTCGATATTTGTAAGCTTTTTTTTGCTCATCAAAAAAAATTGCCGTGAAATATTTGGTTGATAACATAATTTTATTATTTTTGTGTTGAAAAAGGTTAAAGTTACATTTGTTTTATTTGAGTAAAACCATAAAAATGCCCTATCATTAAATCAATAGGATAGGGCATTTTAGGGTTATTTTTTGCGTAAATTTTTCTCAATACTATCCAGGATTATAAGCATTCTTTTTCTGATCCTTTCTTTTTTTTCTGCCCTAGTTTCTTTTTTATTTTTTCTATTTGCCATAATAATTTTATTAAAAAAAATAGAATCTGCATTTTTATTTTTTTCATTTGTCATATTTTTTGGTCTTTAATTTTGTGTTGTAATACATGTAATTCAAACATCAAAAGCTCTAATTTTGAATTTGTTTGAGCTAAATCATAAGTTAATTCCATAAAATTTTCAATGTAATTTTCTTCATCATTTCTATTTAAAGCAATATTTTTAATTAATTCGGTTGCATAATCAATTCTGCTATGAAACCAATCTAATTTTTCTAATTGTTCTTTTGAAATGTAATAATCTTTTTTTTCTTGTTTCATGTTTTTTGTTTTAGTTTTTAAAAATTTTTTCGATAATCAAAATATTCATTTTGTGTATTTTTAGAAATGAAATTTTTGTCTTTAAAATACTTTAAATAACTTTTAGAAAAATTAATACCTCTATTTTCAATTTTTGAAATTTGAGTAATTAGATCTTCATATTTAAAGTATTTTTGTTTTTCAAAAATAATGTTTAAATTATTATTGTGCTCCTGGTCCGTGTAATTGCTAAAATGTTTTATTTTAGGCTCATTTACTGGCATTGAATTGATTTGTATGAACTTATTATCGTCAATTGAATACTGTATTTCAATTGGCTTAAAACCTCCCGAAGATCTTAAAAATTTTGGCTCTAAAATAAAAGATCCATTTTCTTCCTTTTTTACTGATAAAGTACTTTGAGCCCATCGATCGGTATTGCTTCCCAGGTGACCTAATGTTTTACCTTCATTTTTGCCAGTATGAAGAATCCCAATCAATAACAAATTGTGTACGGTTGTAATTTCTTTTATCCAATTTACTACCTTTCTACATTCTATTTCGTCATTATAATTCATAACAATATCAAGCAAACCATCTAAAATAATTATACTACATTCTGGCGTATTTTCGATATAAGCCTGGATCATTAATTTTATGGTTTCGGGACTTTCCTTACGCAAACAAAAACTTTCAAAAAATGTGGGTAACTCGTTAATATCTGCTACATCTTTTATCCTATCCATATGTTTATAAAAATCAAATTCGCTACTTTCAGTATCAATATAAAGAATTTTATTTCTACCTGGTAAGGTTTGTAATTTCATTCCAAAAATATCGTATACTCCAAAGCTACTTGATACTATTGAAGTGGTAAATGTACTTTTACCACTTTTTGGAAGTCCAAAGGGTTAAGGGCCTATAAATTAATATAGGCCCTTAACCCCCGCTTATAATAATATAGTTTTGTATTGATCCAATATTTTGCCCCTGGATAGATAACAATATCTGCTCTTTTGGTGGCTGATATCCTCTTTTATAGGCATTTTTTTGGAGTTCAAGATATAAAGGGTTATCTATCATTAAAAATTAATTATAGAGTCACATAATAGGGCTAAAATGATTAATACTATAACAGTTATAATATCTCTTTTCATAAATTTTTATTTTATAGGGTTATTTAATTAAGTACTCTATCCAGGCCTTTGCACTTTTTAGTGTTTTGTATTCCTGGACAAAAGGATGAATTACATAAACTTTTCTTTTAGGATAATAAATAATAGTATATCCTTTGTAGGCTGAGTATTCCATTAATTTAAATTTTAGGTTAAAAAAATAGCCCTATCCAATAGGGCATTCAGTTAATTTGCAATCTAAAATGTCGCATCCTGCAACTTGTAAGAAAGTTACAATGTTATTTGCTTCAACAAATGCAGCGGTAAAAAATAAGGAATGAAGTTCAATTGTGTAGACGTACAAGGTACGGTCATCGTCGTTTCCATAAAAGAAACGAAAGGTTGCTTTGATCATGGTTTGAGTTTTAGATTAGAAAAACAAAGATTAAAAAATTAATTTCATATAACCTAATATTTTTTATGTGGCACATAAAATGCCCCATAAAATAATTTATAACTCATTGAAAATCAATATTTTTAAAATTGAACTAAATTTCCAATTTAACCATTCCATATTGGAATTCCAATTCCATTTTAACAATTCCAATATGGAATAAGCAAAAAAAAATCGAGGTGTAGAAACACCCCGATTAATTTATGAATTCCTTCTAAAACAAAAACCTAAGACAAAAATAAGTCTTTTTCAGCTTTCCGCCTATTTATTAATCCTTTTACTTTTACACCGTTATCATATACCCATCTATCAAATTGATCCGCTACAATGCTTTTATCGGCACCACTATTTAATAATTTAAGCATTGTTGAAGCTTTAAACCCGTTTATCCCCACATTATAAACAAAAGATACTAAGGCATTTTTTTGATTATTTGTTAATGGGACCGTCACTAATTTATCTATATCTTTAGCATTTTGACTTGTTTCCATTTCTAACCATCTTTGCGCCTGGGCTTCGGTTATTATATCCCCTTGCTGAACTTTCCTTTGTTTGTCAAAATCATACGTTGAGCCGTACCCCACAGTCCAAACACCACCGCTATCCTGGTAAGCTTTTAAATATAGGCCCCCTTCGGCTTTTTTAATAAAATTTAAAGCAGACGAAAAACTTGAACTTGCAGCCTTAGAAATTGCAGAAATACCCAAAATACCCAATATTATTAATAATATATTTTTATTTTGCTTTGTCATTTAGACTTTTTGAATGGTCTTTAGCAGCCCAACCTAATAATAATAAACCAATAGCCCTAATAACGCCTTGTATTCCAGTATTTACGGGTAATACTTCTGAACTTGCAGCTAGTACCCCCCCCAATGTTGTTTTCCAATTATTCATTTTTCCTTATTTAAATAATCTAATTTAGTTTCGATTCTAGCTAATTTGTCAATAATATCGTATTTATCACTTTTAACCTCTTTTAGATCAGTTTCTATTTCGGCCAATTTTTTTTTAGTGGCCCCGTACCAGGCACCAATAAAAAGAATAAAACTACCAAGACTAATAATATAGAATACATTTTCAATAGTTAAATTCATTATTATTTATTTTCTAAAAATTCAATCCTTTGTAGTAAATTTTCAATTAAAGTTTGTTGCTCTTGAAACGCCTTAGTTAATATTGCTATCATACTATTATATTCAACCCCCGATAATTTTTTTGTACCATCTTCTAAATTATCATAAAATACTAAATCTTTATTTACTTGTTCTACTTCATCTGCAATAAATCCATAATAAACATCTTCATATAAATCATCAATAAATTCGGTATTATCAATATTTTTTTTACGATAATTAAATGATACTGGATTCAATAATTTAATAAAATCTATATTATTAATAGAATTTATATTGCCTTTTGACTCTCTAGTTGATACTATATAACCAAAACCACCAGAAGCATCTAACCCCGCAGTTCTAGGAGAAAATGTTACATTGTAATTATATGGAGAATTTGACCTTGTACCTGCATTAATATATCCATCATTTCTAACATAGAATAAATC